CCGAAGGTGGCCCTCGCAAGAAGTCATTTTGTGCGAGAATGACGGGCATGAAGAAGAAGTTGACCAGCGCCAAAACGGCCAACGACCCGAACAGCCGCATCAACAAATCGCTTCGTGCGTGGAAGTGCTAGGGGACTACTGATGGTTAACGAAGGTAGAAGAAACCGCAGAAACGTGGACGCCGAGCGGCGTCGCGAGTCCGACAGGGTTGAAGCCCTGTTGGCCCGTAGCCCCACGTACAGGCGCGAGACAAACCCGGGTTTCGTAACCACTTCCCCACGCATGCGGGACTCTGCGGTTAGCGAAACTGTCCGTGACCAGTCGCGTGGCCGCAGCATGAAAAAGGGCGGCGAAGTCGAGGGCCGAATGTCCGACAAAGAGTGGGAAGGTTCCGCCAAGGACAAGGCGCAGGACATGAAGCTCGCCAAGAAGCGTGGCATGAGCCACAAGCAGTGGGAGGCATCTTCCATGGACAAGAAACATGACCGCCAGCAGTCCATGAAAGGGCTGAAGCACGGCGGGATGGTCAAGAGCGACGGATGCGCTATCCGTGGCAAAACCAAAGGGAAGAACTGCTAATGGCCGAAGGTAAAAAAGATCGCGGGTTCGTGCTGGGAGACATCTCCCCGCTGGCTGGCATCGTCACTGGTCGAGGCCTGACGTCCAACCTGAACCCCATGCGTCTCGCGGCCAACCTCAAGTCGGGCAACATGCGCGGCATGGGTGGAGAAGAAGAGGAAGAAGCTGTGGCAGTCAAGAAAGGTCCCGGTATGAAAAGCGGCGGTAAAGTCGGTTCGTCGTGCATGAAAAGCGGCGGCAAGGTCGGCGGCGCAATGAAGGGTGGCGACATGCCGTTCTTCGCCAGCAAAGCCAAAGACAAGATGGCCTCCAAGAAGAAGCCAGCCCGCAAGCCCATGACCAACTACGCTTCTGGTGGCATGGTCAAAGCTGACGGCTGCGCCATGAAAGGCAAAACTCGTGGACGGGAGTGCTAGGCCATGAAAAAAGACAACTTCATCAAAGACGCCATCAAGAAGCCCGGTGCCCTGCGTAAGTCCATGGGCGTCAAGAAGGGCGAGACCATCCCGGCCAAGAAGCTCGCTGCTGCTACCAAGGCTCCGGGCAAGATGGGCCAACGCGCTCGCTTCGCCGAGATGCTGAAGGGCTTCAAGAAGGGTAAGTGATGTGGCGCGCTCGGACGAACCTAAGTGGAAACGCATTGTCGCTAGCGTAAAAGCTGGCAGCAAGGGCGGCGATGCTGGGCAATGGTCCGCGCGCAAGGCACAACTGGCTACCCAACGCTACAAGAAGTCGGGCGGTGGCTACAGCGGACCTAAAACAGAAGCGCAGAAGTCTCTATCCAAATGGACCTCAGAGGACTGGGGAACTAAATCCGGCAAGCCTTCCACACAGGGCAAGGACGCGACTGGCGAGCGCTACCTGCCCAAGAAAGCACGAGAGGCGCTGACGTCTTCTGAATATGCCGCTACAACCAAGGCCAAGCGCGAAGGCACCAAGGCAGGCAAGCAGTTTGTCAAACAGCCTAAAGGCATCGCCAAGAAAACGGCACAGTTCAGATGACGACCACAGGCACTACAGCGTTCAACCTTTCAGTGCTCGACCTCATCGAAGAGGCGTACGAGCGTTGTGGCGTGGAAGTGCGCTCTGGTTATGACCTGCGCACTGCTCGACGTAGTCTTAACCTGCTGTCCATCGAGTGGGCCAACCGTGGGATAAATCTGTGGACTGTGGAGCAAGGGTCTATCCCGCTGACGCAGGGCACGATCTCCTACACTTTGCCGGTGGATACTATTGACCTGCTGGACCACGTGGTGCGCACGGGCACGGGTGCTAACCAGACCGACATCAACATCAGCCGCATCAGCGTCGACACCTACTCGACCATCCCCAACAAGAACGCCCAAGGGCGACCCATTCAGGTGTGGATTAACCGCCAGTCCGGGGCCACGACGCCTACAGGGGTGGCCAACCCCACCATCAACGTCTGGCCGTCGCCGGAACAGAGCAACTTCTACACCTTCGTCTACTGGCGGCTGCGCCGCATCCAAGACGCGGGTAACGGCGACAACACGCAGGATATCCCGTTCCGCTTCCTGCCCTGCATGGTGGCTGGGCTGGCCTACCATCTCTCCATGAAAATCCCGGAGGCACTGTCCCGCGCGCAGATGCTCAAGGGTGTGTATGAGGAGCTTTGGCAGCAGGCTGCAGACGAAGACCGGGAGAAGGCTTCGCTTCGTATAGCCCCCCGTGTGGCCCTCTATTGAGGTCGCGGCATGCCCAGTAAGTTTGCATCTGGCAAAAAGGCCATATCGGAGTGCGACCGCTGCGGTCAGCGCTACCCCTTGCGCAAACTTCAGGCGCTGACGATCAAGACGAAGCTGACCAACATCCTCTGCTGCCCCACGTGCTGGGACCCCGACCAGCCTCAACTGCAGCTGGGTCTGTATCCGGTCAACGACCCGCAGGCACTGCGGAACCCAAGACCCGACAACTCGTACGAACAAAGCGGGCTGAACATCAACGGGACGCCGTCAGGCGGAAGCCGGGACATCTACTGGGGGTGGGCTCCTGTGGGCCTGCTTACGGGGGACTCCAGCCAACTAAACGCACTGGGTGTAACTCAGGTGCAGAATACGCTAGAAGCATCGGGCCAAGTCGGCACGGTTGTTGTAACTACGACCTAGGAGGGTCCTGATATGAACAAGAAGCCAATCAACGTCCCGGTGCCGAATACCAGCGGCTACCCCAACAACGTGCCTAATACCCAGACCATGCGTATCCGTGGCACCAAGCTCGCCACCAAAGGCACTAACTTCAACCCGAAGTGCTGCTAAGGTCTAGCGCATGAACTACGCCACTCTGTCTTCGACAATCCAAGCGTACGTAGAGAACGACTTCCCCTCCAGTGTTGGTAGCGGGTCGCTGACGTCTGCGCAGCAGATCGCTACGTTTGTCACGCAGGCAGAGCAGCGCATCTACAACACCGTGCAGATTTTGGCGGAGCGCAAGGTCACGAACCTTGCCACGGTCAACGGCACTTCCACGGTCGCGGCTCCGGCAGACTGGCTGTCCACTTACTCCATGGCGGTTATCGACCCGTCCACAGGCCAGTTCACCTTCATGTACAACAAGGACGTGGAGTATATCCGGGAAGCCTTTCCGATACCAACCACGACGGGGGTTCCGCGATACTACGCGCTTCAGGACGACACGTTCCTGCTCGGGCCTACCCCCGGCGCGGTCTACGCCCTTAGCCTCAACTACATGGCCTACCCCACCAGCATCACCACCGCGAACACCTCGTGGCTGGGTGACAACTTTGACTCCGTGCTTTTGTACGGGGCTTTGCTGGAAGCCTATACCTTCATGAAGGGCGAATCCGACGTCATCGCCGGGTATCAGAAGCGCTACGACGAGGCCATGGTGCAGCTGAAGCAGCTGGCAGAGGGCAAGAACCGGCAAGACACCTACAGGACCCTGCAGGTCCGATACCCCGTCAAATAGCGAGGCCGCATGCCTGTTTCCCAGACCCTGTGTACGAGCTTCAAGGGCGAGGTTCTTCTCGGCGTGCACGACTTCCGGGCAAGCACCGGGGACACGTTCAAACTGGCTCTGTATACCTCCGCCGCAAACATCGGCCCCGACACCACGGCCTACAGCACGACCAATGAGGTTGTCGGCGCGGGCTATACGGCTGGAGGCGTTACGCTGGTCAACTTGGGCGTCCAAACCAGCGACGTCCAGTATGGCTCAAGTCTGGGTGTCGGCTTCACGTCTTTCATGACCGTAGCGCTGCCCGCTTCCTCCATCACCGCCGCTGCAGCCCTGATCTACAACACGACGCCTTCGGCGAACGGCATCGCTGGCACGCCGCTAACCAACCCTGCTGTGTGCGTGCTTGACTTCGGGGGCGACAAAACGACTGCTGGGACCACGTTCACCATTACCTTCCCAACAGCGGCGGGCAACTCAGCTATCATAAGGGTGGCGTGATGCTCAGGTTTCTGCAGCCCTACCTGCTGTACGTCGCTGGCGCTGCCGTGTTGGTCGCTGCCTTTGGTGGTTGGACCGCGCGCGACTGGCAGTGCAAAGCCCGGGAAGCTGAAGTCATGCGCCGCGTGGCCGACGAAAAAGACCGCATGCAGGAGACCATCAATGCCCAGTCAGCCGCGTACGAAGAAGCAAAAGCTGCAGCCGCTGTCGTCTCTGTCCAGCGGACCCACACGATCAGGGAAGTGTTCCGCGATGTTCCGGTTGATGCCAGTTGTACTCCTCCTGCCGCTGTTGACGGCTTGCTCTTGGATGCCGTGGAGGACGCCAACCGCGCAGTTTCCGGCTCCCCCCGCTAACCTAGCGGCCCCGTGTCCGCCGCTGACACTACCGCCTACCCCGCTTCTGGACCCCGAGAGGGCTGTATGGGAAGCCGACATGATCGCCAAATACGGCGACTGCGGAGCCCGGCACGTCAACACTATCGAGGCTTGGAAGAGGGCTGCTAACCGCAGTAATCAGTGATATACACGACTAAACGCGTACGCTTCTAACAGGAACCGCCGATGGCCAGCTCGTACAGCCCCCTTAAAATCGAGCTTATGCAGCAGGGGGAGCAAAAAAACACGTGGG